GTATTTCTTTAACCAATATACCTTCTCTAACCATTGATTATCCCGTTTACAAATTCTATTGTGTATTCTTGTTTGGTACGTTGGTGTCCGCCTGTTTTGAGTTGAAACATAAGTGCATCTTTTTCATCATCAAATGTAAAGTCCATCCAATTGTGTGTAGGATGAAAACTTACCTTCTCCCCAGGTAAACCATAAGTTTCCACAGTCCAGGCTAATAGTTCATTCCACTCTTGACCTGTACTTCGCTTGGTGTCCCAATCTACTCTAATTGTTATTGGCATTTCCACTCCATTTTAATCTAAATAATGTTTCTGATCGCGAGTCGGGTAAATAGAACCTCCAATGGTAACTGGGGAAGTTTGTTATAAAGTTCCATTTATCTGATCCAAAATGTTGATTACACCAGTGTATGATGTTTTCAATTTGATTAGGTTTAAGGTGAAATGTATTAAGTACTACGCAATTTGATTTAGAGTCCATAGACTATTATAGCACGAAAAGCAATTACTGGTCTTGCTTTTTGAGTATGTCCCATACCCGTTTTTGTTCTTGATACTTCTTTTCCATTGCTACATATTGTTCGCCCAAGGCTTTAAGATCAGCAAATTCCTTTTCAAGTTCGGTATTTCGATTCAGTCTGCCCGGAATTAGTAATGCTTCTTCGATTGCTGTTATAGCTTCGCCTAAACTTTTACCATTCATTTCAATATCGGCATCTGGTCCTTTGAGTATGAGTTTACCCGACCCGCCTTTGTCACCAAGTTCGGCTATGGCAGTATTGTAATTGTAACCGGCGGTGGTGGCCCAATTTGTAACACCTGTACCGGCAGTTAGGGTTACGTTACCAGTTGGTGGAACGGCACCGTATAATGAATGACTGGTTCCGCCGTTTGGTACTGTTATGTTTGCAGGAAAAGTTGTGGGAATATATGACATTCAATGATTATAAACTCTTGAAAAAACAAAGTCAACAAAAAACCCACCTAAGTGGGTTTAGTGTTTAATCTAAATTAAATTAGAAAGTATGACGCATACCTACAGCATACATATCTTTTGAACTGTCTGCACCAGCGGTAGTTGCTGCATTGCCAGACGATTGTGTACTACCAAAGATTGCATACAAGTTAGTACGCTTGCTTAACCAGTAGTTAGTACCAAGTTGATAAGCTGTGAATGGAACGCTACCAGCATTTGAACCATATTGGTCCCATTTACCGTTACCTACGCTTGCCCAACCTTCAATCTTTGGTGTAAAGTAACCACGAACACCAATTTGTTGTGCTGTACGTTTACCAAACTGACTACCATCTAAAGTAGATGTTAAAGTGCGGCTAACATATTGAGCATAGGCTTTTAAAATGCCAAAGTCATAAGTAGCACCAGCATAGTTTTGACTATCCTTGATACTTACAAAAGAAGCAATATTCATATCAGTGAATGATGCAGCTGTGCCTGTTGTGTATTGTGTGAATGATTGTTTAGCGGCATTGATTAACAATTTGTCGTAGACATAAGTAACTGCCAAGCCATAACCATATTGATTAGTTTCACCACCAGCGGCTGCACCAGTCTGTGTTGTGTTCTTGTTGTTTAGCTGATACATACCGTTAGCAGAAAAACCTTTGAAAGTATCTGTTTGGAATGTAATAGCATTGTTAGCACGGTTGGTAAAACCAAGACCGTTTTCTTGACCTGTGATAGTTGTTGCTGTACTTGTACCTGCAGCACCTGAACCACTGGCCAGATAGACTACGTCACCAACAACGTTGTTGTATCCACCGGGATTTGTCACTGCCGCAGCATTAAACAATGGAGTATATTGACGGCCAACAGCAAAAGAGCCAATGCCTGTTTGTTTAAGTCCAACAAAAGTTTGACGGTTCAACAAACCTGAATTTGTACTACCAGAGAGATTATTGTCTTCTGGATATAACTGAAACTCAGTTGTAAAGAACGCACTTGTTCCGCCACCAAGGTCTTCATTGCCTTTAAAACCAATCCGTGAAGTTTGTTCTGCTGATTGACCAAACTGATTGATTGTGGTTTTAGTAGCGGCTTGTCCTGCTGTGGAAGTAAGTTGTTGACTACTACCAACATATCCTACGTCCAAGATACCGTATACGGTAACATTTGATTGAGCTTGCGCGAAACCAATAGACATGGTCAAGCCAAGAGCAAGTAATAATTTCTTCATTGTTTAATTCCTTTTTAAATGTTATTTTCGCATATTCGATAGTATCATACTATCTTCAATGTTATTTTCGTAAAGTTAGTAATGTGTTAATTACTGGTTGATATTAACATACTAAAATATATATGTCAATAATTTGAACTACAAATTTATTTAGCCCAGACGAAATAAAAAAATTATTTCGTTAACGGCTACTATAATTCATAGTTAACCTGGAAACTCGTAAAATCTTCTGGTTGTTAACAACCATCCAATAGTATTGAAATCCTTTTCTATTTCTTCGGTAACATAACTTTCTTCTACAAAACCAGTAAAGTCTGTACCTTTAAAACCGGTACCCGAACAGTACCAATCAATATAGCTTTCGTCTTCGCGAATGTCCGACACCAAGGTAGCCGCATATCGCCAAGTACAGTCCCAGGTAATATTGCTTAGTAAACCCCAAACATCTCTTGGAGCATAGGCATTGTTACATAGTGCGGCGTATAAATTTTGAGCGTAGATCTCATGGGCACGGACTTTTGAAATAATCCAATCCGTACTGCGTAAATCGCGTTCTAAATTAAACACTTTTCTTGGCATATATTACATATTTACTACAACCAAGAAAAAAGCACCGCGAACGGTGCTTTTGGGTAAGACTGGGTTAGATTAAACTAAGCCAGCTGCCAATGCTTTGTAACCAGCAGCAATTACCTTACGGCTTGGTTTGCCATGTACATACTCAGTAACATGAACGCCATTGCCAGCTTTACGACCATTTGCATGGATAGCAAAACCGCTTTGACGGATACGTGATACTTCAGCACTTAAATTGCCAATGCCAAAACGCTTACGTGCTTCTGAGGCAGTCAAAGTTTGACCTTCGAGTACCAATGCTTTAAAAGCCTTACCAGTTTTAGTTTCTAAATTAAACATTTAATTCTCCTTAATATTTGCTGAAATTTGTCAGCTGATGTTATTATGCACTAACTTTTGGAATATTGCAACGATTAGTTTAACCATTTCAGTTGACTATTCGTCCTTTTCATATGGCACGGGTTTCCATCCAAGCAAACCAAGGTCATGCTTGATCTCCTCGGTCACATGGCCTTCGGCCACATGCCCGCCAACATAGAATCTGGGATCGGCTTCATCAGTGCCAAAATCCTGTATACCACTACAATACCAATCCATATAGTCGCCCTCGCATCGCAGGTCAGCAACAATACCGCCAGCACTACGCCAACTACAATGCCAATACTCATCTTTAAGTATCGGCATTACATCTAACTTTTGCCATTGCATATTGCACAATGCGGCATATAAGTTTTGGGCATAGCTATCACTGGTTCGGACTTTATGTTTGAACCAAGTTGAGTCCTGCATGTCTTGATACATATCGTATTCCATACTACAACACGCGAACCTCAGTTACATTCATAACACGAAAACTACGCCACTCGTTTTTATCTAAGCAGAACACGCTGAGAGTTTCGGGTTTATACAAACGAGTTTCGTGTAGAGTATCTGCTTCACGCTTGGGCATGGCTTCGGCTCTTAGTGTACAAGGCATGGTACGCAACTCGCCGTTGACTTTGGTAAAAGTAATTTCGCAATCATTTGTCCAGAGTAAGTTGCGTAGATACTGGTTACGTTCTTCTGCTGTAGCTAATTCTGTAATGTTCATTTGATGTTTCTTCCTAAGATGGTTCCATAAACGGGTTGTTCTTCGGTATAAAGAACTTGAAACCCTTGTGATATCAAGTAAGGAACTACAGCACCACTTTTGCCACTGTAGTGTCCCCACCATTTATTATACCATGTATCGTCGCAGATCACAAGTGATGTTTCTGCCATATGGGGTAATGCCCATATCATCTGTTGTAAATGCGCCGCTTGGCTGTTGACATTGGTCATAGTAAGACCAAGTTCTTGGTATCGTTGTTGTTGTTCTTGAACGAAACTTTCTGTGTGTTCTGGATGCCAATCCCAATCAAAGTTATCCAAATACAAGAGTGTAATGGGACGCATACCATAAATTCTATGACGGAGATAATCTTCGCCAGTAGAATTGATCACTGTGGTGTTGGGCAAATTCCAGCCTTGGACCAATTCACAGTTTGCGGGATCTACATCCACTGTGAATAAGTGTGAGTGGCTTGGCCATTGGGAAATAGTACGAGTACTGCCATCATCGCCATTGCGACTGGTGCCTATTTCAACAAATTCTCCATAGGGAACAAGTTGATCTAAGTAAGCTTCGGCACGTTCAAATACACGGCCCATTACTCAGCTTTAGTGGCCTTGCTTGGGCGATAGCTTTGATTTACACGGATAGCATTGGCATAGCTTTTAATAAGACTACGACGCTGACTTTTATCTGTGATTGTTGCGGCTAATCGTTTAACCGACTTTGGTACTTTTACTGCACGTGGATCATATCCCATTATTTTACCTGTTCCATTCTAAGTTTACGACATTGTTCTTTAACCTCAACCGGAATGTCGGGGCTAATTTCTGCGATGCTACAATTATACACTACTTCACCATGCTTGGGCAATACCAAAGCAAAAATAGTCGACATTACTGCAATAGACAAAAATACTGATACAAAAATCAATTTATCTTTCATTTTGGTTCCTTTGCTAACCCACGCCACTGTTTGATTTTCACCGGCGAGTTCCATTCGTGAGTCTGGTTCCATTCACAAAAGAATGGCCATGGCCAATGCTCGGTACGTACTTCGTACAAGCCATCGTATCGTGGCTTGTATCTACGATTAAACCAATCAGTCTTCTTCAACAAAGTCAATGGCACTACCATCTTCGTCGGCGATAACAATACGTTGATATCCTTCATCGTTGGTAATTTCAATTGGTCCCCATACCCAAACTTCGGTTTCGTCTAAGTACCATTCTCCATCACCATCTTCTTCTAAGGCATATGAACCTTCTTCTTCGATCAGCTCACGCAAGCGATCTTCCTCTTCTTCATCGTCCACACCTTCAATTTCGATGTCTCCCCAACAACCGCCGTCAAACATTTCTACTAATTCTGTTGACTCTACGTTATCGCCAAAACATGAGTTTAAATCAATGCTATCTGCATCTGCACTACCACCCGGGCATTGTGTAAAATTAAACTCCGGCGGATTATCATCGTTAGTTTCTACATTGTATTCGGCGAAACGGAAACCGTCTTTAACACAAATAGTGGCACCGGTTTCACGATGACGGAAATACTCATGTTGCTCTACATTCTTTTTATGATAAGTTTTAACTGTATACCAAGCCATTTTAATTCTCCTTATAACAATTCCACTGGTTCACCACAAGCAGGACACACACCATCACCTTTCCCATCATCTGGGTAGGCTAAGTCTTCAATAAAACCCTTCCATGAACATTGTACACACTCTGCTTGTGCTTCGGGTTCTTCTTCGCAAAGTCGTTCAAATTCTTCTTTAAGTTCTTCTAACGCCTGCTCTAAATGAGCTACATCTGCGTCGGGTGCCGCTGGTAAGCAATACTTCTCGCGGTTCTTTAAACCCTTTTTGGTATCTGGGTCATAATCAATCCATTCCCAGTCTGTACCATCACACGCCGGGCAATGACTATTGTAGTCATCATCTTCACGCATGTCATCACGCATACCTACCCAACCGCATTTTTTATTACTACATTCAGCGTTTACTGGCTCAGGTGGACGATTAGCCCAGGTGCTGGTATCCCAATTAAAGCCTTGCCACGTAACAACTCCTGCTTGCGTTACAGGATTAAACTTGCCATACTCCCACTCGCCAAAATTTTCACCGTCCCAATACAATGATCCGTATGTTGACCCATAACCCCAATTTACACTATAGTAACCTGGATGCACTGGTTTGTCTTTTTTAAATTTAAACTTAGGACTCGATTCCCAAGACTCTGGGCTTGTGCCATATTCGGGATGACCCCAATCTTTTTCTTCTGGCTCATATCGTTCCCATTCGCCATCTTCGCCAACCAGGGCCATGGTAAAGTCTGAACTCTTACCATCAGTACTACCACCCCAGTTGTCAATGTCTTCACCATCGTAGACAACACCGTTGACAATTTCTTCACCGTCAACTTCGTCGTAGTGTAGTTCCAGCTTTTCGATATCAAAGGGTTGAGTAAGTTCAATTTCACCTTCAAAGAATGTGCCTTTTTCATTGCTGGATCCAACAAACACAACCTTACCGGCTTCTTCTTGCCCGATCCAGATTTCGTCATCGCAATGCAATTCTGGACTGTCATCTCCCCCGTCGCAGTCATCCAATGATCGTTCAAATACCACTTCATCATTTTCGTCTGTAATCTGTAGTGTACCTGCTGTGCGACTAACACCATTGACGTGTGCTAAATCATCACACTCGTACCAGGATCCCGGTGGAAATGGTAATTTATCGGCATCAAGACCCATGTCTTCTGCGGCATCACTGTTCCAAGCAATATCACTCAGGTCAACTTGGTTAGCCATACAGTAATCCCAAGATTCTCGAGGTACTGTACCCATAACTTTTTCGCCACCATAGCCCCACATACTAATCTTGTAAGTGCGAGGTGTGAATTTGATAATTTCAATTAGTTCTTCTGCTGTTACTTCTGGTTTGGTATTTGCCATAATTTCACCCGTTTATTTGTTCATTATATGATAGTTTAACTAC